TCGATTCTCCGCTGCACCACGTCCCTGTCCCGTTCGTCGTTGCGCTTTACCGCCGCCGCGGTGATTTTGATGGCAAGCCGTTCCTCTGCCGGCGCAGCTTGCCACCATTGACGGAGTTTCTCAAGTGTCTCCGTCTCACCCATTACAGTCTGATTGCGTTGAGGATTTTCGGCATTTCCTCCTCGTATTCTGCCGCGAATGCCAGCGCGGTGTCCTTGATTTTGTCGGTGTATTCGTCCCATGGCACCGGCATGATCAGTGGTCGCAGCCCGGGGAAATAGCTCATGAAAAACCACGTCCGAATGCCAGTGATCGCCATCGAGAAGTGAACCTGCGGTCGATACTTGGCAGGCAACTCGCCGTCGAGCAGGTAGTCAACATGTGTGTCCACGCTCGGGCACTTGATCTCCAGCCCGTGAACAACTTCGTCGATCATAAACAATCCATCGGGCGAGCAGGCTAGGCACGGGTGCAACATTGATTGCAGAAGCCCAACGGTATCAACAGCGTGACCAGTGATCTCGGTGAACTCATCGCGAGCGATCGGCTCGTGGTCATGTCCCCATTGTGTCGCCGCGTTGCCTGCAAAGACGTGAGGATCGTCGATCAGACATTCCCGCGCCAGCTTGCGCATCAGCCCCTTTGATGCCGCCGCAAGCTTGCCAGTTGGCGTGATGATGCCAGCCGCCTGCGATGCCGTTAGCTTGCCCTTGCGAGCGTTGAGCCACTCCTCGGTGCCTTGGTCGAGATTGATGATGTGGTAGTTCACGCTTCCCCCTTTCTGGCTTTGATCATTGCGTCTGCTAAAAAATATGATTTTTCTGCCATTACCGCGTGCCCGGAGAAAGTGTCAACAAGTGAGCGATTACCCATCATGCCCTGCAAAGCCGCAGCCGCGAAGTAGTCGCGAATGGACATGCCTTGTTCAGCGTAATACTCTGACGGGAACGCTGACCCTCCATCTTCAATCTCGCTCATGCCTCACCTCCTTCCTCGGTCGTGGCTTCGATCGCTGGCAGCATCGGTGCGAACGGGTTGATGGCTTCCGTGCGCACGGTCGGCGTGACGTTGCGAGCTTGTGAAAACTCACGATCTTCATCCGTGCGGATCGCGTCTTGGATCTCAGGTGACAGCGGCAGCCATTTTGATGCTCGGCGAAATACTGTCTTTTTTGCCATCTCGTCGAAGTCTGACACCCACGGGCCAGACTGCCCAGCGCGGGAACGCTTGCGGATGCTTTCGACTTCATCGCGCGTCATGACCTCGCACTTCTCACTGCCGTCCTTGAATGTGACGATGACGTAAAAAGCGTAACTTTCTCCGCGTGGTTTTTTATAGTCAATGCGGTGGCATACGATGCTCCCGCGGTTGACCTCAAAATCATCATTTATGCAGACTTTATCGGCATGGATGCTAGTGACCGTGCCGCTACGCATGACCAGTTCGGCGATGCCTTTGTAATCGAGAATGAGCGTGCATTCTTTTCCGTATGGGATCAGATGTGCGCGGCGACCGTCTGGTTCGATGCCGAGCGCACTGAGATCGAGCAGGCAACGCATGAAGCTTTCAGGTGTACATTCCTGCAACTTTGGAGTTCGTGTCAATGCCGTGATGGCAACGCGAGCGAAGCGGTCTGCGCTCAGGTGCTTTGGAAGCGCAAGAGCGAATTGGTTTTTGACGTTATCCTCGGAGAGTAGTCCTTTGAGTGTCCGAGGTTTGGCGATTTGTGTGTTTTCTGTTGTCATATAGTTTGGTAGTTAAAATGCGAATGCGTAAAAAAGTGCGGCGATTCCGAAGCCGGTAGCAACTCCGAATGCGTAAAGGGCGATGATTCCGATGATTGGTGGTTCTTGGTTCATAGGTCAGAATGGCACATTTGAACTATCATCTTCGATCCAGCTTGCGTCTTTCTGCGCCGCTTGCCGTGGTGCTGCGCTAGGTGCCGAGCTGGTGCCGAATGTCAACGTCTTGGCATTGCCTACAATCGGTGTGCGCTCCTTGGCTGCACGTTGTTCTTTTGTCGGTGATATTGTGATCATGTGGGTGTTTTCGTAGTCATCGACCCCATCACGATTTTCTCGCATGTCAAGATCCAAGTATGCTGCCTTGGCTCCGATGTATAGCGAGCTGGCAGGGATCGCGACATGCTCGCTTCCGTCCTTGGCTGTGAATTTGCGTGCGCCCGTGACCTTGAGAAGGTCGATTTTCAGTTTGTGTAGTGTATTGCTCATTTTGTCAGTGTTGGTTTGGTTTGGATTTTGAGTTCGCCAGTCAGAACTTTGTCAATGCCTGAGAATATCAGTGCCTTGGCAACGCTTGCTGGCTTGGTTTTGCATAGCTTAGCAGCAGCGCGAAGCTGTGCAAGCCCTTCGTGTCCTAGGGCAATGGTAACTGCCCCGCGTTTGTTTTTTGGTATCATAGGGAAAGTAATTGATTGCGGAGGTTGGTGCTGATAACCATGGTGCTATCATCGGCACTGGCAAAGCGATCGCGGTGCATTTCGCTGCAAGTGATGACCCAATGCGCGCGGTCGTTGTAAGGAGCCACAATGCGGTAGTATGTGCCGCTGAGCTTCTTGATCGTGACCTCCTTCGTTTTGGAGTCAACAATGATGACGTTCGGATTTTCTGTTTTCTGGAATAGTAGGTTCATGTGTTTTCTTGTGTTGGTTGATTGTGCGCGTTACAGTCGCGTTAATTGTTTCGCAACTTTTGCAGCGTGTTCATTATTCTTGTTTGTGTTTCATTATTGCAAAACACCTCAAATAGCTTGGCTTGTTTGCTGCTATTGCATGTTCTGCAACTTGGGAGAATGTTGTCAAAGGTATTCATTCCGCCTTTGGCTAATGGTGTAATGTGATCAACTGTGATCTCGCCATTTTTTTGGCAATATGCACATTTACCGTCAAATGCATTCAGAATCAAACTCCATTCAGAATGTTTAATTTTAGATTGGCCAGTAATTGATCTTCGTTTGTATTTTTGATTTTTAGCTGAAATCCTTCCTTTTAATGATGCTCTGTATTTTGCATCATTGATTTTCTTGTTTTTAGTCACTTTCCCTTTTTGGGACAATCTGCCTCTTAGTAATGCTTCTTTTGATCTTTTGTAGGATTTATCGCACTTCTTGCAAACTGACTTGACCCCAGATTTCAACCTTGAATCCTTAAAGAATCCATTTTCCGTAGAATCGCATTTAGTGCAGGCTTTCATTGTAATTGGTGTTGATTTCTGGTGACGCGCAAAGAATAGTCGAAAAACTTGCAAAGTGTAAAGCATAAATCGCAATTATTTTTCAGATGTTTTATTTCCCTATATTCTACAAGGCTTCCAGCGCGGGAAATCTGCACTTCCCGATCGGGAAATCTGGAATTCCCGTGTCAACCATACGTCCGATTTACGTCTGGTGATACCGATTTTACGTCCGATGACACCGCTTTTACGTCCGATGACACCGGTAAAGCGCATGTTGACAATCGCTCGCTAACTGTTATTCTTAGCTCAGCAGATCCACCACGCCTCTCAGCGATGCGCACTTTGGTGGATATTTTATTTTGCGCCTGTCGCTGCCGAGTAGGCATTGTTTGCCTTGCCGTTGTGTCTGACCTTGCGCGATTTAAGAACGCCCTTTTTGACCTGATCTTGCAGAAACTGCCGCGCCGTTCTTGCTGCCATGTTAGTTTTTTTTATAAAGTCATCGGATGTGAATTCGTCATCGCGAATCTTCGGCGTGACTAGCTCTGCCATCTGCATCATGAGCTTTTCTGCATTGCCTATTTTTTTCATATTACTCTGCGGTATAGACTCTGGAATGGATGATTGGCAGCTCGGTCTTGTCCTGATTCCGTGCGTCAAAAATGATCGCGCTTGGCTGCGGTATCGCGTCCGGGACGACCTTGTAGCCGTAGCGAGTAAGCCCCTGCCATGCACCGGTGATTGCGCTGATTTGATTGCCGTCCTGCCAAATGCCGTGCCGATGTCTGTGAGCGCGGATCATAACGTCTGGCACTCTTTTCTTGGCTCTTGCCCGTGCGTGCGTCAGATTGCCCAGCATGACGCTGTGTGCGGATGCTTCGAGGTATGTCCGAGCGGTCGCTGAAATGTGGTGTGCAAAGTTGTAGAGCTTGCCGTTCATTTCCAGATCCAGAACGTCCCATGCGTGCTGCCCGTTCGACTTGTTCTTGCTGGCACCGAGCGCACGTCCGACTGCGATCTCTTGATTGAGCGTGTGCGATTCCGTGCCTTTGATGATGTGGATCGAAGATGAGCGTTCCATCAGCTCGCTGAGAATCTGTTTCACCGCCGTAACTTGATCGCCAAGATCCGGTGTCATGACCTGCAATGTTTTGTGATGGATGCCGTCCACGATGTCGCCGTTAATAACGATGTCGTATGGCTGACCATCGGTAACTTTTGCCACCCATGCGTTCATATCGATCCAGCATTTCCAAAGCCACTTTTGAAAGTGATTCTGCCCGATGAGATTGCCCTCATTGCTGATAAAATCAGCAGGGAATAAACCCACGGTGCTGCCAACATGCAGATCGCTTAAAACTAGGATTAGTTTGTTTGTAGTTTTCATGATCGTTTGCTTAGTTTGTCCCACGCTGGAAAGAATAGAGAATCGAGACATCGAACGATGACCTCCTCGTCGTAGTCCACAGAAAACGATACGCCACCGACAGCCAGTGCCGCATGTATCATTTCATGCCGCAGCGTTTCGATAACCATTGGGAGATTGTTTTTGATCGAATGATTTATGAGGATCAGTCGTTGGTCGAAGTCCATGCGCCCGTAGTCATCAGCGTCGAATTTTACGAACTGCACCTTAAATGCAATGCCGCCGATGCTGATTTTTTTCGGTATTTTCATTCTGTTAAAACGTAAGGAATGATCTTTTGCCCTGCCTTGTCCATTGCTGCGTATGTAATGGCTCTAAATGCCTCCCATTGCGCAGGCGGGATAGTTTGACAGCCTAGCGAGCTTGTGCCGCTGTTGCTGCCCTTGTGGATGTTTATGGCGTAGCCTATGCTATCGCCTTGACCGTCTCGCGTCACCGGCAATCCTTCATCCTTTGTCGCTGGTCGCAAAGCTGCGTAGCCGTTCGGCGAGTTGATCTTGTGCTTGCCTTTGCGGTAAAGATGCACGCCTTTTTTCAGCACTGAAACGCCGTGCTTGTATGCGCTCGGGTCGGTGTTAGCATTAAAGCTCGCGAATGTGTCGGGCGTTACCAAAAATATAGCGTCATCGTAAATCCCTCGGTCGTTCTTGCCAACTGCTCCCATCGTGTCGAAATAATAGCCGCGAACGCCGACAAGGACAACGGCATATTTTTCTGCGATGTCCTTTGGAATCAACTTGGTGATTTCCTGCGCCTTTGCTTGTGGCTTTGATTTGGGAATGATGCTCATAGTGATTTGCTGTGAACGCTTTTGTCCTTCTGCCAAAAGTCCATGCCGAATCCCATGACCGCTTGGTAATACATCTCCGAAAGCGGAAATTGATCCTTGCGCATGAGCGAGCGGAAAAGCCCGTTGACTTGCTCGAACGTCAGCATGAAATGCTTCGTGGCAGAGAACTGGAAAAGCACGTCATGCACCAGTGATGCGTGGACGTTGCTGGGATGGTCGGGAGTGCCAATCCACACACCTAGCACCTTGCGCTTCGGGCTGCACCCGTTCCACGCGTAGCCTTGAGAGACGTAAAGGATGCCCTCTTCGATCTTAGCCCAGACTCGCCCAGAGCCATCGCAGAATGCCGCGTTGCGGTGATAAAACGGGATTGGTGTGGCGATGACCCGCTTCGTGACAAAGCGATAGACTCTGCTGCCCTTTGTTTTCGCGTAGTCTGTGCCGAGGTGGATCATTTTTTGTTCACTGCCTCTGTGAGTTTGTCGAGTGCCGCGCTGAGTTTCTCACGAGACTGAGCAGACATTGCCGATGCTTCGACTTCACGGTCGTGCATTGCGTCAAGCCGCTTCTGCCGCTCGTCACGCTCGGTTCTGAGCGCGCGCACCGCTAAAATGAGAAAGACTATGCAAAGTCCCGTACCACCCCGTTCTAGCCAAACGTCAAGCCCGTCTGGCATGACCTGACCCAGCGAGATGCCCCCGAACTGCGAAAGAATTGCGGCGAGCGAAAAGCTCAACATTTTGGCTTGCTCGATCTCAAACATTGGCTTCGATTTCTGGTGTTGGTTCGATGTATGCGAAAGCTCCGTTTTCAAAAACGTAGTTTGCTGGCATGGTGATTGGAACGCGATGACTCAACGCTTCGTTGCCGATCTGGTCAAGCAACGAATTGATTGCGTTAGCCGCTAAGCTGTTCGCTTCAAACATTGCCAAAGTGCGCTCTACGTTGTCATTGAGAATGGCAAGCAAACGATCTTGTGGTAAAGCCCAGAACTGCGCGTTCTCCGCTGCAATAACGGTTCCAGCGTAGTGCAAAGCCGTAGCCCCACGGATGATGCCAGCGTCTTTTTCCGCTAGGTCTTTTTCGAGTTGTGTTTTAGGTGTGAGCATAATGTTTTTAAATGATTTTTCGCAAAATGCCCGATGTCTCGTAAGATATCGGATTGGTCGGAGTCACGCTGCATGTACCAAAAATTCGCAAAGTCGTTTGGACTGTCACGACAATCCGTCCACCAAAAGGAAACGAACCTGATCCAAAATTCGGCGAAGCATTACCAATGCTTCCAGAGTTTACCATGCTTGTTCCTGATCCTGCAAAATTTACGCCAGCACCCGGCGATGCTTGATTACCCTGAAAGCCTACATAGCGATCTTGAATTGTCGCAGTCCCTCCAGAAAAGTTAATAGTGCAGGACACAGTTCTCGACGTTGCATCTGTGTGGCTTGCAGTCAATCTGCCAAATTCGATTAAATACGTTCCGACTGGCAAAATAACAGTCTTAATTGGAGTCGTAGCTGTTGTTTCAGAGTTTGACCCAGATCCATCTAAATCATAAATAGGGCCTCCGTATCGGATGTCTCCATCCGCAGCTGTTATCAAGCTCGTAGCTGCTGGAGTTCCAGTTCCTGCGCTTGTCGGGCGAGTCGTTGATGTGAATGCTGCGCTGCCGCTGAGCGTTGGTGCGTCGATTGTCGGCGATGTGCCAAAAACCAATGCGCCTGTTCCAGTCTCGCCTGTAACTGCTGCCGCCAAATTCGCGCTGTTTGGCGTTTCCAAAAATGTTGCTACATTTGCCGCTGGGGTTGTCGTTGCGAGCGTTGTCAGCCCTAATGCCGTGCGATGTGTTGCCGCTACGCCTGTTCCGTAGGTAAATGTTGACGAGGTTCTGTAGCTTTCCCCAAGCGAAGAAATAGAGCCAGAAAATGTTGCGAGCGTGTAGCTTAGATCAAGTGATGTTGCAACTGATGCACCAAAACTAGTTTTGAAAAGCAATTTGTCACTCGTCGATCCTGTTGCCTCGGTTGTTATAGCTGCCGTGGTGATTGGACTGCCGCCGTTATACCACTGCCAAATGATCTGCTGCCCGTCTCCCACTGCTGTCGGATTGGCTGTAAATGTCATTTTGGTCTGGATTCCAGACGTGACATCCTGCGAAAGTGTTAGGTTGGAAATGTTGAGACTTGCCGTGCCATCTGATGTCGTTGCGCTTGTCACTTCATTAACAGCCGCTGCGATTGATCCAAAAAGTATCGAGTGGTTGTTTGTAAATGCTGACCCTGCCGAGGATACCAAAGTCACAGGAAAAGTGTAATAAGCCGTCGATGTGTTGGCACCCGTTACCGTTGGCGTGCCAGTGATTTCCCAAACTTGATTTTGCGATGAGTTATCTCGATTTTGGATGAAGATTTTTTGACCTTGTGCAAAGAACGAAAGCAAAAGCTCAACGTCTGTTCCGTCATCGTTAAGGTGTGAAACAAGAATGTTTGTTGCGCTAAGCTGCGTAGCGTTATTCCAGAGTAAGTAGCCGTTGCCGGGATAACCGCTGGTCGCATTGGTTTTTGCTCGGTAGTTCCAAGCCGTCGATGATCCACCGCTTGCGCCTGTCGCGCCTGTCGCGCCCGTAGGTATGCCAAAGTTGAAAACCGCTGCGCTTGATGTGCCAGCATTTACGACCGTTGCCGATGAACCGGGTGCGAGCGTTGTCGTTGTGCCGACCGCTACCGTAGCTGCTGTTCCAGTTGGCGCAAGAACTTGAATTTCAACAACATCACCAGCCGTTGTTTCAACTGTGACATTTTCCTCAATTGTTGTTACTTCTAAAATTACTTCGTCAGGCATGGTTAGTCTCTAGTTGGTGGTAAAATCACGTTCATTCCTCCGCGCAAGTAATTTCTGCGCGTGCCATCAGTGGCAATGGTTCGGATCGAAAAGACGTAAAATGCTGGCTCTAGGTCAAGCTCGGCGATGCGGTCAATTCTAAATTCCCACAATGCCGCATTGGTGATGGTGATTCCGCTGCCGTTGGTGAGTTGTAACGCCGTGGCACAATTAGCGGTCTGATTAGCGCGGAAGTCAATTTCGACGCTAGCAAGCGTGCTGCTAGGTGCGGCATCGTTGATCGTGACGCGAAATGACTGCGCCCTGAGCGTGTCACCCTGCATAATGTCTGGCAAGTTATAGATTGCGGTGGTAGCCATGTTCTTTGCGCTTTTGTGTAGTTGATACGCCTTGTGTCAACATAATTTTTATCATGTCAATTTATTTATTGCTTCTGCGTTTTTGTAAAGAAATTTGAGCGTGCGTTGATACCTGTCAAAATGCCCACCATCGATCTTGTGCAATGCACATTCATCATAATTGGATTCCGCTGGATTGGCATAAACTGGCTTTTCCATCTTCGTGACTGGCACGCCGTTGTTTTGAAAATACCAGCCCATGATGGCGTCATCCGCAAGCAATGCCTCGTTGAAATTCTCATTCAAAAAATAAATCAATCGTTTGAGCTTTTCTAAGTCAATCAAAGATCGGCGAAAAATTACTGCACCAAAACCTTCTGGCAAGTTGGTGTTATGAAAATGCAATACGCTATTTGCCATGGCGTGTCCTTCCTTGTATTCACTCGCCATGCGTGCCACAAGCTGTGGAGAGTATCTGCAATCATCATCGAGAATGATGCACAAATCGTCATCTTGCACTTGCTCGCAAATTCCGATGTATTTTGTGATGGCGCCATAGTCTTTGATTCGTAGCACTGTAGCTTTCTCACTTAACCTTGTAACTTCAGTTTCATCATATCCCTCCTCCGTTCTGGATGCGTAATCAGGGATCGAAAGAATTACTCCTTTTGGCTTTATATTGCCGCTTGTCATATGGTCAATGATTGCGCCAACGCCATGCAAGCGCGAAGGCATAACCGACATCCCCACCCATGCGCTTTCTTTGCTTGTAACTTGTTCGCCGTTTGCCAATAGTTGTAATTCAGCAAGAGCATTGCTTCTTCCTTTTTCATCATGTCCATATAACCCGCAATGGATCAATGAGGCATCTTCACCGCCCCATGTGTCAGCTCTGCGGCATTGCATGAACTCAAACAAATAAACGCCGTTTGGGTAGCTCCTGCGCACCGCTTGACTCATTGCTGTGTCCTCTTGGTTGCCCCGCATTGAATCGCATGATTGCGTTATCGTAATTTTAAGCAATGCCTCGCGCTTAACTGCATATGCAATGCCCAAAAACCGACCAGCTTCATTCTGCCATTGATGACCGCTCGCCATGACCCATGATTGAGAAAATGGATCAAAAAGATTGTTTTTCAAGTGCCATGTATCAACATCCAGTTTTGCCACAATATCACCGCCTGTTTCCAACATTGCGTTGACGATGCTTCTGGCAACTCCGTTTCCCCATGTGATTTTCACGCTTGGCAAATCATGGTCAATCGTAACTGGCTTTACGCTGTCATTGCCTAGCCATAGCTCAACATCGGGATATAAATCACGCCACCGCTCGATAAAAATTGGCAGCATTTCCTGATCTGCTTCATGGCAACAAACGATTGCTTTTTTGGTCATGGTATTTCCCTCCCGCTTCCGCTTGTGCATCCTGCGGTGAACGATGTGCTTCCAGATGTAATTAAGCCATCATCCCATACGAGTATTGGTGTTCCAGCTCCACCAGTGCAGGGAATATGTGTTAGCGTCCCACTTACGCCATTTCCTTGTATTTTAATTGCATCACCTTCTGTGGTCACTTGAATCTGAGCTGGATAAGCTCTTTCTTTAATTCGACGAAAGTTAATTGTCTCCTCGTTTTGATCTTTGATAATTGTCGCGCCTTCGCCATCTAACTGCCTTAGCTTGCGAAACTCAACTTTATCTGCTGGTTCATTGTAGGTTTTGCCGACTTCGTAGCAAGTACCCTCGGCTTCTAGGTTTTCCATCGTCACACGTTCGTCGTAGTGGTCGATGTTATCGCCTGCGCCGTAAAGCTTGAGACTTGGTTTGCTGTCCACGATTTCAAATACAGCAATCTTGTAATTGTGTTCCCCGTCTGAACCACCAAAGTCAAAAATCTTTGGCTTATAATGCGCTCCAGCTAACTCATCCTCTGCAACTAAAACGCTTGGTTCTTCTTCAATGGTGCCGTCTTTTTTGACTAATACCTTAATGTAAATCGCTTGCCCGTCTGTAATGTCGTGATAAATCGGGTTGTCGTCCTCATCCACAAGCTCGGTCGGGAAATGATAGATTAACGCCTGATCATCGGGGATTCTTCGCTCGATTACATAGCCTTTCGAGAGTGCGATTTTGTAAGTGAATCCGCCTTCGCCTTTTTCAGCTTTGAGAATCGGCATGAATGGCGCGGATGACCCTTTGCTGCCTTTTCCGTTAGTTGATTCCACGGGTGTTCTATCACTAAGCCGCTTCATCGCCATGATCAACTGGTTGAATAGGCGTGCCGAAATCTCATCGCCAGCCCTAACCAATGGCGGCAGTTGTATTGGTAAATCTCCGTTTCTAATCATACAAAAATTCGTTATATCCTCCTACGTCTGATAGCGTCCACGTTAAGGTCGTGCGGTAAAGCAAACCCTCTTGATCTTGGCTAACGCTCGTCAACCTCCAATTACGCGTTCCCGATGACGTTGGTGGACTGCCCCTCGGTGTTGAGATTTTGGAAAGATTATTTATATCACTTGGTTTCAGTTCTGATGTCCCCTCGGTCGATTCTGTCCAAGTATAAGTTGCTGCCTCGTATGTAGTTTGACCTTGTGTAATCAATCTCGCAAAAACCTTGGCATTTATCTCATCCTCGCCAAATTGCAAAGTTGACGGAAGCCAGAATAAGCCGTTCACGTTTTTATTGCCAAGTGATCCTCCTATATCTTGGTATTCTTCTACAAATTCAAGACTGCCGTTTAACACTAATCCAAGTAATCCTTTTGCTTGCTGTGATAATTCCTTCCACTTTTCATGCTCGGAAAATGGTCGGTCGCGCAATTCGCCTGACAACAAGTATTTTGGCAATGCCCCTTCACCTAGTCCACCTTCCCCGCCTGCTTCAAATTGCGATGTGCTGCTGCCTGATGCTGTCACTTCCAGCGTAATCAAATCGCCTTCATCGGCAACGACTTTCGTATCGACGACCCGCAGGAAGCCAAACAACGCTGGAATGTCTGGGTCAATGCCTGTGAGCAATTGACCATTGGCAAACTTCGCGATGATTGTCGCATTGTCGAATCCATCGCGGGTAACGATGACCGTGTGCGTCCCCGTCCATCCGCCGTTTTCGCTCTGCTGCACAGCAAAGCCTGGCTGTGGTCTAATGCTGCTTGAATTTAAGCCGATGATTGTTGCTGCCATTAGTTTGTGAATTTAGCGTTTTGAAATTGTCTGAGTTTTTCCAGCTTCTCGATTTGAGATTTGCCCGTTCGGTTAAGCTCTTGGAGTTGTTGCAATAGTTTTGGCGCTTCGCTTTCTTGTAATGAAGCTTGAATTCTTCCAGATAAAGACCCTGAATCTTCACCAATAACTGATTGTACTCCTGAGCGTATCATTGCTGTTGCTGGATCGGTAATTGCGCTTGGCAATAAATTAGCAGAAGGAATTGCTTTTTCTAATGTGATGTCTCTAAAAGCGCCCAAAAAAAGCTCATCAACGCCCTTAAACCATACGGCCTTCAATCCAGCAACAACAGCCTCGCCAATGACGCCGCCGATCAATCCAAAGCGTTCATAGTCTCCTGCCACCGCGTCTGAAATTGCACTGCCGACGATCTCGCCAGCTTCGGTGAATTTCGCTTGTAGCTGCGGCAAGAAATTGTTTGTTGCATCGAGAGCGTCACGCAATCCGTTGTTAAATCCAGTTCCGAATGCAACTTGCAACTGGTCAAAATTATCTTTCATGTTGGAAAGCTTGCCCTCGGTCGTGCTGGCTAATCTCTCCATGGCGCCGCTTGTTGCCTTGAAAACGTCTTGAAGTTTTGCCATCGCTTCGCCTTGGCTTAAGATTGGTGCTTTGCCTTTTTTCTGAGCCGCTGCCAATGCTTCAAATTCTAGCTTCACCTTGCCCGTCATCAATCCAAGCTCTTGCAATCGCGCTATGCTTTCCCCTGCGCTTGTGCCGCTTGTGATGGCGTTAAATACGCGCCCAATGTGCAATCCTACCTCTTGGATCGGTTGACCTGCAATAGCGGCAGCATCGCCCACCATGCGCAATCCATCGCCCGTTGCTAGCATTGTGCCGCCAAGCGTTTGCAATAGCTTGCTGGTGGCTGCCAGCTCTGAAATCTCGAATGGAGTAGATGCCGCAAACTTTGTGATTTCTGCAATTCGATTTCCTGCATTTTCCGCGCTGCCAAGTAGCGTTTCAAACTGCATCGTCAAAGACTCAATCGCGCTTGCTTTTTGGCTCGATGAAATGGCAAATGCGCCAAGTGCTGCCGCTCCAGCCGCGCCCATTCCAGCTAGTGCTGTGGTAACGCTTCCAGCAACGCTCCCGATGCTTCCAAGCGATGTTTTAACGCCTTTGAGCGTTTTGTCCAAGTGCGATGCGTTGCCTTTGATATCTACTGTAAATGCCATGTTATTCCCTCCATTTCTGAATCTATGTCAATTTGCGCTTGCTCGTTGATTTCTGCGAGCCTGTCAGCAAGTGACTTTGTGATCTTTTCAGTTGTGATATTCTTGCGGAAAACCCGTGCGCCTTTTCGGAAAAGGATTGCATGAATGATCCGCGCTTCTTCGTCCATTGGTAGTTGCCTGATTTCATTTCTTGACCACCCATATTCGCTCGCAATCAAATCGACCACATAGTCATCATCATCGGGAGGATCAGCTCTTACGATTCCCGCTTTCCCGTTTGCTCAACTTCGACCTGTGCCGCCTCCCATCGGTTAATAACTCCTTGCACGTATTCACCAACGATCGTTTCGTCATCCTCGGTGTAACTCATGCCGACCTTTGCCATAGCGTCGAAAAAAGCATCGTCGTCGTTGTATGCTCTGAGCGTTTCCTTTTCATCAAGTGATGCAAGCGCGGCGTAACCGAAGATTGCCAAGAATGAAATTTCCTTCCCTCTCGATTTCTCGGATGGAAAGAATTCACGAATGCGGTTCCAAGCAAACTTGGTGAGCGGTCGCAACTGCTGGTCTTTTACGATTGGTGTATTGTTCATTTTCTGTAAAGTAGTTTTTCGATTTGTGATTGCGCTTTAGCGTCATCGTCGCGCCCTACATAAGCCGTTCTTCGCCCGTGCTGCACCGCTGTGTGCGTTGGTGTCTTAATGTCGGTTAGCAACTGCCTCCAGTTGAGTAAAGCGGTTTTGATGTAACTTAAATCCTCGCTAGGCAACTTCTCATGGATTAGCTTATCCTCCCAGAGTGCCATGTCAGCATCTGCCGTGCGGTTGAAGTGCCAAAAGTATGATCCAGCATGCAAAGTGTAACCGAAGCAAGGATGGCCAAGCGCAATCATGGTTGCCGCTTGTGGTGTGGATGCGGTGCAAATGGTATCGGAAAACATGCAGCGATCGACATAAACGTCCCTACCTTTAGTTTGCTGAGCAAGTGCCTTCATCGCCTCAAATGCTCGTTTGATTTTTGCGACTGTGTGCGTTGGGTTAGCTTGTAACCAAGCATCGTTATGCCACGCATCAATTACCATGCTCGCCGTGTTGCCTGTTGGCGATGCACCTGCGAAATGCCAGGTGATCCGCGGAGCTTTCAATCCGTCACCAACAAAGTTTTTCATCGGTGCGGATTTGAGAAGCGGAACGTCAATTGCAATGATCGTTGCTGCGATCTGCGGGTTTGTTGTCTGCATTGTTAAGTGAGACAACGACTCTCCTTTTTTTCCAAGGAAGTTATTCATTTTCTAGTTTTGCAATTTATTAGGCTGAAACGATTGTTGGACTATACTTGGCGGTTAGCTCTATGCGTTGGTAATCCTCGGAGGTGTTGTTCCGTGTGATCGTTTGGATAATAGTCAATCCTGCGCTGATGCTGCCGATAAGGTGATCGGTCGGCACTGTTGCAAGAGCGATGGAGCTAGCGAGCGTTCCTGCAAATGCGCTCGTTGCTGGCAAGAATCCGCTAAGCTGAATCTCTACGCGCTCATTGTAATGCGCTTCCCCTGTGTCGTCACCGCTGATGTTCTTGACCATTTTCACGTCATCGGAATAAGCCCATGATGTCGAATCAAGAAGAAAACCTGTTTGCGCATTTGCGATTCCAAATACGCCGTTCGTTGCGCCAAGTAAAGTTGCCATGATACTTTTTGGATTGTGTCAAATTATCTGAAAAATCACCTCGCAATCGAATCGGCATTGCAAGGTGTTATCCTCCCACTCTGGGATTCCGCCGTTATGCGCGAAGTAGTCAACGCAAAGATTGTTGATGCCGGCATTGATCTGATCTTTGAAATTATCGCTCAGCAATGCCTCGATGTCATTTGTTACCTCGTTTATCTGATCGACCGATAAAGAATCGCCGCTGTGCGCTCGCAAAGTGATTTCCACTTGAGACGTAAATGCCTTCGTCATCGCCTTCGTCATGCGCTCGCATGATTGCATTTTGACGCTAATGTTAGGCAATTCGACAAATCCAAATTGCTCTGCATCGTAGCTTTCAATCTCTGTAATTTCAGCATTGAGAATGTCAACGATTCGTTCCTTAAGTAATTGTGTTTTCATGATAGTTCTTTAATCCTTTTGCGTAAAACCGTTACGCTTCTTTTGTAGCCATCGGCAAGAGACGATGCGACATAACCCTTGTTTGTATTGTTTACGCTGTATGCGTAATCGACCTTATTTGTCAGCGCAACGCTCGATGATAATCCTTGTTGGCGATTGAATTTTGCTGTGCCGTTTGGCTCTTTAACGTGCCGACGAATCCACTTACTAATTCCTTTGATTTTACGCTTCTTGTTTTTTGAAGTCAGCAACAATGGCGAGCTGATATTTTCACCGGCCGCAATCCATCCAGCTTTTGCTTTTCCTGCTTTGGCTTGTTGCTGCTTGATGTAATAATTGACCTTGCCAGAAATAAACCATTCGCGCTTTGGATTGATTTGTTTTGGCGCATCAACGTCAACTTGCCCCTTTTTATTTCTCAGCTTGGCGTGGACATCTTGGATCTCGCCGTCTATTCCGTTGCCGACTGCATATTTTGCAGCTTTGTGAACTTGCTTTGCGATAGATTGCATAAACCTTTCGCCCGTTCCCTGATTCAATCCCCACGGTTGCACTTTTCTTGCCAGCTCCTTTGCGCATGATTGAGCGAGAATCACAACGGTATCGCCAACTGCAACTCCAGCACGCTTGGCAAACTCTTTCATTTCCGCATCGAGCTTTCTACGCTGCGCGGGACTGATGGTGATCTTAATCATCGCGTTTCGTTCGGGTCGCCAAGTGTAAAGGTAATTCCAATCGTGCCAACGTCCACGCCCGTGATACGGTAAACTACGCTGTTGATCGAAGCCCGTTTGTTGAGCAATGCCATCGGGTTTGTAATATCGGCAGGTTGTGCAACGACCGTTCCTCGGATCTGTGGCTCTAATCCGCCATACTCGCCGTCCACAGTTTTTGCCAATATGTTTACGACAACTGGAAAGGTTTGACTGTTGCATGTCATGTTTTCCGTCCCCATTGTTGTATCGCTTTCGTCATTGTGAGAAAGCATGAAGTCGTCTAATTCGCTCATATACTAGCGCATCAAGTCAAAAGAAAACGCATCCACCGTTTCCAGTGAATGCGTTGTAATGTGAATCATGATCAAAAAAATGACCAAGCATTGAAGTTTTTAGTTTTTACGATGATTTGCCCAAAGCGGTGATCGTAAGGTTTGTTCCTGCTGATGCGGCTGTGATAACTAAATCAGAGGTCAACATGCTGCCAGTTATGCCGCTAGTATTCCAAATCTTGCAAGGCAGGGTGAAAACCTGCGTGCCGTTCGATGCTGATGCGCTGCCGCTTGTCACGTTGATTTCAAGCGCGTAGATGCGAGCCATGGATGGCAGTGTCAAGCCTTCAAAGTCTTTTCCGTCTCCGTCTAATACTTGCACGCCACTGCTGGCAACTCCAGCAGTTGTGTCTGTGCTTGTTGCTGCCGCTGTGATACCTAAACCGCCAGGTATCGCTATGTTCAACGTGCCATCGTTGGCAAGAAAGTTGCCATTTGCATCTGCTTTAACTGTCAATAAAATAATGGCACCTGAGCTTGCCGCCGAGTATTTTGCGGCGATAGCTGCATTTGCGTTAAGTCCCGCAGCAAGTGCGCTTGCAACTAGAGTGGCGGTGTTAGATGCTGTTGTTAAGGGGATTGTCACGGCTAGCGGCGATCCTGTTAAGGTTGATCCCGTTACGGTAACAATGCAATTGCCGTTTGATGTTGCTCCAGTCGCAGCAACTACTGTGGCAGTTTCGACTTGTGCAACTCCAGCAACAAATGCCGCGCTACCAGTGCAAACGCCAGTCTGCACATCTAGCGTTGCCGTGGTGCTTGCTGTGGTAAGTCTTGCGCTAATTGCATAACCAATGTCGGCAGTTGTGAACAGTTCTTGCGTGGCAGTTACTCCCACCGTGAGGCTTCCTCTAGTCAGTGTTGAAGCTGGGGTTGCTATAAAGCTTGTGCCGTTATATGTCTGAGCGGATGTGATAGCCATAAAGTTTTTTTGTGAGTTGCGGTTTTTTATTACATAATCAATAAAAACCACCCCGCCATTTCTGACGGGATGGAAGTTATGACTACTACCAAGAAAAATTAGTCAGCAAGCAAGCAGATGTGCTCTGGCTTGAGAACTTTAGCACCCCAAAGAACACCGATTTCGTAGTGAACCATGCGATAGCCGGGATAGACAGCAAGCTCGAAGCTCAGTCCGCTGCGTGGGTCAGTTACAACTTCGCGCATCAAGGCAAGATCGTTACCGCCAAGTGGAACTTCTGGCAAGCGAGTAGCAAGGATGATTGCGTTGCGGCTAAATGCAGCGTTTGCATCTTGCGCGGACAAAACGGTCACAGCATCGTTGTTGGCGATCGCTTTGATAAGTCCTGGAGCTGCAATTGTGATGTCACCATCTCCGTCACCTGCAAAGCCAGTTACTACGGTGTAAGTATTGCCGCCGATGGTCACAAGCGAGCCAGTCGGGATCGTGCCGGTCCCAGTGTCAACGTGGATTGTGGTGCTTCCGACTGGATAACCTGCTACAAGGTCAACAAGGTAGTTTGCACCTGTGGCAGTAGCGGTCAATCCAACTTGAGCAGACTCACGAACACCGAAGCCCATAAGGTTGCCGAGAACACCTTGACGAAGCAATCCGTTGTCACCGGCACTATCAACGCTGTTGAGCTGGGTCAATCCGCGCATTGCAGCGGAAGCCGTGGTATTGAGAACCATGTGACGGTCACTAAGTGGTGCGCCGCGGTCATCCAAAAACTTCTTGGCAAAGGCAGCATCTTTCAATGTTGCGCTAAACAAAGTTGTTGCGTTTGGTGTGATTGCGCCCGATGCACCAAGTGCGGCAGCGTCAGCAAGATCGTTTTCGATCTCATTCACGGCAGCGCGGATGGCTTGTGCGATCTGGTCTTGTGCAACTGACAAAGTGCCAGCTCCTTGATTGACCGCGTATTGCTCCTCAGCACTCCAAGAAAATGGAAAGGCGCGAGCTTTGGTGATGGTGATGTTTTCGTTGCCAACGGTCTGATCTGCGATTGCAGGAAAAGCCATTGCAGCGGTGATGTCCTTGCCTGCTGTGTTTGCAGCGGTTTTGAACGAGCGAAGATTTTGACCAACGGCAACACGATCGGCAGAAGCGTCACGAGTTACGGATGGGATGAATCCGACAAGCTCACGCGAAACCACATCGAGTGCGGAGTAAGCGTCAGCTACTAAGTTAGTAAGTGTGTTAGACATGTGTTATGTTAGTTGATGATTTTGCCGCCAGTTTTGACGAAGTTCATGCGCTCGGCAGGCGTGAGCGTGTTGAACTCTTGGAGAGTTTTGTTTTTTGAATTGATAGATCCGTCATCCACGTTTTCCAATGGAGGAACTCCAGCGGACGCGAGGATTTCAGCGGCTTTGGATGATGCTGATGCTTTGACTGCTTCGATCTCAGAAGCGAGAGAGTCACGCTCAGTTTGCGCGTTGATCAAAGCTTCACTTGCGGCGTCATGCTCAGCGGTCAAAGTCGAATAGCTGTTTTTGGCTTCGGTCAATTCGCTGATTGCGTTTGCAAGGTCGTTTTGAGCCTCCACCAGTTGTGCCGACATTTCGGTGATCTGATTTTCAGCATCAGCAAGCGATGTTTCTAATCCGCTCACTTTTTCGACAAGGGCGGCGTCTGGTTTGAATTTATCAAGAATGCTCATCGTTTTTGTTTTCGTGTCAAAAATTTCATCTGCAAATCCCATTTCGATTGCGTCACTTGCCTTAATCCAAGTTTCAGCGAGCATCATTTTTCTGATGTCGTCTTTATCTTTGCCCGTGCGTTCTGCGTAAATTGCCGAAATGTCATCGCTGATTTCATCCAGCATGTCGGCAGTCTTGCGGAGTTGCTCAGCGTTTCCATGCTGCCCCGCGCTTGCATCGTGGATCATGATTCTACCATTGCTTGCGATCTGAATGCGGTCTGCTGCCATGGCAATAACGGAGGCCATAGATGCCGCCATTGTGTTGATCTTTGCCGTGACCTTTACGCCTCGCGCCGATAGTTCGCGCATAGAGTTGTAAATGCGATAGCCGTCAAATACGCTCCCGCCGGCGCTGTGAATCTCTATTTCGAGAGTATCAACCGCGCCATCTGCCGATGCTGTGACTTCTCCGAAGGAATAGCACGCATCAACTGCCGCCATACCATAAACCTTGTCGATCTGCTCGATAACTTCGTCCACGCTTAATTTGTGGACGCTATCGTTTAGTTTGACCTTCGCTGCTTTGTTTTCAATCTCGATCATATTGTTTGCTTTTAATTGTTTTTGTTTTGAGTTTGCCCACGATTGACCAGCATCGCCGCCCCACAATGCCCATGCGATTCGTCCTGCCGATGGGTATCCTTGCTCGCCTTGACTGAATCCTTCAGCTTTTTTATCAACTTCATGCCGAGCGAAATAGGAAACCATGCGCCCGATCGTGTCGGCAGATAGCGTTGCTCGGTTGCTGATGTCGCGAGCGCGTGCAACTCCGATCTCAGTGCCGCCGCGCCCGTATTCACGGCGCCATTCAAGACCGCGCTTGGCTTCGGCTGCCATCTCCTCAGTTGGTTGCAGGTTGATTGCCATCTGGTTGTGCTGTTTCGTTAGGGGTTAGCATCGCCATTTCGCGATCTTGAATTTGAATGCCGTCTGGCAACGCGCTGTTTGCGTTTGCGACTTTGACCTTTTGCATGACAAGATAGTTGATCCGTTCGTCGATGTGATCCTCTGGAGTTTTGCCAAGGTAACCGAGAACGTCATTAGGATTCAAAAATCCAGCTTTCCACATCTCGATCAATTCCTTGCTGACTCGCCCGTCATCAATGGTGATTTTTTTCGGGTAGCTGAATTTCCAGCGATACCACTGATCATTTGCTGGCAAATCACCGCGCTTGATGAACTTCGCAACTGCATATCCGACCATGCGCTTAGCTGCGTATTCCAGCAAGTCCTGTCGATCTTCGACTGCTCGTTGTGCGCGTCCGAGGTCAGCCCGTTCTGCCGTGCCTTGACCTGTGGCGTGCCAAATCATCGAGTATGGCCAGTTCATACCGGCAAGCGTCTTGCGGTAGATTCGATTCTGGAATGACTCCCACATATCACCAGGGCGATCATTCTTGATCGTTTCCAGCTTGCCACCTGACTTGGCAGCAAAGTAACGGATTTGCCCGCCTTGGTATGACTCCTGAATGATTCCCTTTTCGCCGCAAGATGACGGGGAGCCATTTAGCACGTTCATCGGGTCGTCTGGATCTGGTAAGCCTGTGTCGTTGTATTCGATGAGTCCAATACTGGAAAGCATTAGCTGCGCGTGACGTTCCCAATCGTGTGATTGCAAAGCATCGCGGAGGTCGTTGAGTGCGTGCGTTGCTGCTGGTAATCCGCGCCCTTGCTCTTGGAAACTCGGATCGTAAAGGTGGATGCAATCGCGAGCTGATAGGTATTGAATCAGCTTCTGATCTTCATCGACATAGCAGAAGGCAACGGGTGATCCTTTGCTGTAAATAACGCCGTCCGTTAGCGTCAATCCTCGGTAAGCTCCCGTTGTTAGCTTGCCATCGCGGAAGTCTTGCGGTGTTGAGATTCTGTGACTCGGAATGTGCTGAATCCGCGGATAGTCATCATCGGTTTTTGTCAGTAGTATAAATGCTTCGCCATCTCGATCAATCGCGCATGAAATTTGATACAAGCTCGTTTTGAAATCGTGCATCCCGCCTTTCACATCGCAGACGCCATACCATTCATCATTGATCTTTTCTTCTGCGAGCTTTTGCCATTCAGTGTCCTTGGCTTGCGATTGCGCTTGCCATGATCTACCGACCGAATACATCGCCTTTTGCTGGATCGCTCCAATCAAAACGCCTTCATTGGTGTAAAGTCTGCGCGATGCTGAAACAAGCGTTTTACGATCCCACGAAGGAATCAAAGTGCCGATGTCTCGCATTTGCACTGGCTCCCATGGTCGCGCCGTTGTGTTGCGTTGCGCTCCTTTTGCAAATTTGTATGGCTCTCCGAATTGATTGACGATCATAGTTGAAATCCTCCGATGGCTTTAGGTGATGGGCGAATGCCGCGCTTAATAAAAGCAATTGCGGTATTTATAACCGTGATCCTTGTTGTTTCTGGTAAAGAAACCAGCACAGAATAAGAGATGCCGTTTTTCTGACTGTTTGTCAGAGTGTTCCCGCCACCTTTTGACAACATGCCAGTGAGTGCAGCGGTTCGCGCCGCGATAAGTGATTGCAAGATGCTTGGGTCGTCTTGTGCTGCGTCATATAACGCTTTGATAAGACTAGCGGCGGAAGTGTCCATGCTTCTTGCCGTGTGTCAAAATTCACACCTCGATCTCTGCTTCTGGGCTGCCAATCAATCCGAGAATTGATGCTAAAACTACCTGCATCGCTTCGCAGTCCACCGCGTGGTTGTCATTGTGCCTCTTTTTCCATAATGCCGTTTTACCTTCTCCGCGCCTAACCTCCGCGTCGATCTGCCGCAAGTATTCGCTTCCAGCATCATCAGGGATTTCCCATTTCACGCCTTGCCCTGTTCTGAGTTGGTGTAGGGTGTCCTTGATTGCCAAGTTGGAGAAGAAGCAAACCATGGTTTTTGCGCCGTTCGATCCTTGGACAGTTTGAAAACGACTGTATGATTTTTGAATCATCTTTCCCGATTGCGTTCGGTGCGGGTAGTTGTCTCGCTGATCGCCGCGCAATGCTAGCCACCCATATTGTGCGCAACGTTTGTAAACCTCATCTTTTTGATATCCGCAGTCGATGACGGTTTTTCGACTTTCGACTTTGTATTGCTCTTGTATCTGTTTCACCCGATCCCATGTGTCGATTTTGCCATACCAAAGCATCCGAGAATCTCCGTTGCTAGTCCATGATCTGACACATGCCCAGAAGTGGTCTTGCTGTCGGTCGATTGTCATAAATCTGACATGCTCATCCTCCCATGGCTCGCCATCTGCAAAATCATTCACAGCATAGCCGCCGCCAGTCAGCTCTGGTCGCTCATCCTCTTTTTGATCGTTCCAGAAATCCGCCAATCGTTTCTGAATGAATGATTTCAGCAGCTCCAGATTGCCTCGTTTAACTTCGCGCATGGCAATGATTCGCTCATAAACCAAGCGGGATAAGGGAATTGTCCAGTTTTCAAGCATGCAGAAACGATAGCCGTGTGAGCCGTCCATGCCGCTCGTCGTTTGCTTGTAATATGCTCCAGTTGAGAGTGACCGCCGCAAAACTGGATCTTCGGTTATGATGAAATCGCATTCTTCATTCTCGCAAACCATGTGCGCCGTTTTGCTCGCCGCGATTGCGTCATCGAACTCATCAAAACGAACATTTGACCATGAAAAAGTTTGCTCATGCTCGCATTTTGGGCATTTGAAAAAGCGTTCCCGTTGATTGGTCTGCGTCCACTTGCCGTGCCAGTCGTCACCGATAACGCCGCCTTGTGAAACCAAGATGAATTGACGATTCCATCGGTCGTGCAATCGCGCCTCCGCTTGCCTGACAATGCCAGCTTTCCATTCGTGGATCTCATCGCCAATCACCCTGCGCATGGATCTAGCTTGGGTGCCTGACATGTTCGCGCCCGTGCTAAATAGCGTCATGTGGGAAAAAATCACCGCATCCTTGCGCGCTTTGTGCCGATGCTTTCCGCTTGGAATCAGGTATTTTGTTTCCGCTGTTTCTCGAAACGTGTGCATCAATCGGGTTTCAAACCATTCGGAAATTGTTTCGTTTGTTTGCCCAATGACAAGAGTAGGGCCAGGGTCTTCTGCCACAATGTAAGCCAATGCTGCTTCCATCATCGTTGTTTTTCCTGATCCAGTCGGAGCAAGCAAAATCATCTCGGTGCATTCTGGATCTGCCAAGCGATCAAGCGGTTCGTTCATCCATGGCGTTGCCGTCTTGTCATAAAGTGGTGACTTGCCTTCGTAGATTGCCACCCGATCATGCGCGTAGTCGCTGGGAAGTAATCGCTGGGGTGGTCGGCACGCTTCGCGAAATGCGTCTAGCCCTTGGTCAATCTTTTCCGTGAGTGTCACCATAATTCTGATTTCTTGTCGCTGAGTCGTTCAAGCATTTTGTCCATGTAGTCTCGAATGACCTTTTGCATTTGGTGCTGATTGAGTCCAAAGAGCATGGGTGGTAGATCGACCTGCGACTTGTTGACGGCTGCTTTCAATGCCGCGCCAAGTTTGACATTCGCCTGTCGGTATTCGTCAATGCTGATAAATTTTGATTGCAGTATCTCCAGCTTTTCGGCATCCGCCAAACCCTTGATCTGCGTTGCTAGTCTCCGCGCCGTTCGCTCGTCCTGAGTCCTGAGCAACTCGCCTTTCAGTTGCGCCATGTCGGGTGTCTCATCGAGCGCATTGTCTGTCGGCATCCAGTCTTGCTTCAGCCCCTTCGGAAGCCTGCCGAGCTTTGAGATATGATCGCGCACTTCTGCGTCATTTGTCAAATCGACCCCATCATCCTCCCAATGAGCCAGCGTTGAGACTGATACGCCAATTTGCCGACCCCTACCACGCAAAAAAGCCATGCGCTCAGTGTCTGGTCGTCCTTTTTTGGTCGGTGTTTTCTTGGCACTCATTCAGTTGTCAGGTCGTTTCCCGCAAGTGCTGGAAAAAATGCACATAAAGACAAGATGCGATG